ACCTAGTTTACCTTTTTCTAAACAATATTTAAAATTGTTTTTTAAATCATATTCTTTAGTCCATGTTTTATTAGTGTGTTTCACTCCAGTTGTCTCCTATTTTGTATTCCCCTGTTAAAGGTACTCGTAATTTAAAATGCTTACCTGCTTTTTTAATAGCTTCAACAGCTATCTGGCCAACTTTGTCAGCAAGATTTTCAGGACATTCTATTTGTATTTCATCATGCACCCAAACAACTTGCTGTATTCCAGCTGCACTTTCACCTACTACTTTATCAAACTCAGCTAACCATTGTTTACATACAATGGCTCCACCTGATTGTAATAAAGTATTCAATGCTGCATGTGGCGAACGAACTTTAATTTGTCTTTTATCTAAACCGATTAAGTATCCACGTGTTGCAGCTTCTTGAACTTGTGTTATTAATTTATTTAATGCAGGTAAGTTATTTAAAAAACGTTTCTTAATTTGACCCGCTTCTTTAACTGTCTTGCCTGTGACTAACGCTATCTTTTTTACACCACCACCATATAGGAAGCAGTAATAAAATCTCTTGGCTAAGTCACGGCTATCTAAACCAGCCAGCTGTTGTGTTTCTGTGTGTATGTCACCATCTAACACAACCTTTGCATAGTCACCGTTGTCATACTTAGCCATATAGTGAGCCAACATCCTCACCTCTAAACCTGAGACATCAACGCCTACAAGTTTTTTATTAGTTGGAACTGTGAATAACGCTCTACATTCTTTACCGTATGGAACTGATACACTTGGTACCTGCGCCATGTTAGGATAAGAATGAGTTGCTCTTCCTGTAACAGTAGAATTAGTATTACATGTACCATGTATTCTACCATTCTTCTCATGCTTTAACCAAGCTTGTGTGCCTGTAGCTAACTGTCCAATTCTTTTGTCTAATAAAAAATGTTCACAAAGTATTTTAGCTTCTGGATATTCTAAACTTTCTAATATAGTTTCATCTAACTTTGGTTTACCATCATTAGTAAACTCAGTTGGTTTCCAATTATATTTATCAATTAACTTTTGTGCTATGTGCTGTCTGCTTGATGGGTTAAAGACAACAGTAGATTTTTTAATAAATGGTTCACCTTTAACATAACCTCTTGCTTTGTTATTTACTTTAGGAATAAAAACTTTCTCAACTGTTTCAGGTGGAAATAGTTTTTGTAACTCATCTTCTAACTCTAATCTTCTAGCATTTAATTTAGAATATAATTGTTGTCCTGCTTCTACATTAAAAGCAAAACCATGTTGTTCTTGTTTGTGTATTAAGAAAGCAACATCATGTTCTAAGTCCATAGATTGTTCTGAGTAACCTTTTTTCTGTATCATCTCATATAACTTGTGTGTTACTTCAACATCTTGGACACAGTATTCCAACATCTCATCAGTAAATATTTTAAAGTCAGACTGAAACGGAGTTTTGTATGTACCTATTCTGTTACCCCATGCTTTTAAACTGTGTCTTCCAATACAATCTTTAGGAAAGTCTTTTCTTTGAAAATCTTTTTCTGTTACATCGGGAAACAATAATCTAGTTGCAACTAATGTATCAAATATCTTTGCCTTAAAAGAGAAAGACGGAAATAGTTTATGTATTACAGGTAAATCATATTTAATAATATTGTGTCCTATAATTAAATCAGCTTCTTCTAATTTTAATAAAGCTTGATAGTTTGGTAGTTTTAATATTTCATTTGTGTCTATATTCTTTAATACAATACAATGCATTTTTGTAACTACATCTATAAAGCCATCAGTCTCTATATCAAAAACATATCTCATATTCTTACATCTTTCATTGATAATATATTACAAGTTGGTATGGTTGTTACGTTACCTACATCAGATATACTTGCGTTATCACTTTCATCATAATTAAAATCAGAACAAATAATAGTTACATCTTTGTTCTTTAATAATAACCATCCAGTTGACACACAAATAGTAGGTTTACTTTTCTTAGCTGCTTCCATAGTTTGCCATGAAGCATCAGAGTTTATATCTTTCCACCATATTATTTTGAATGGCATCTTAACTTTTAAATCTGGAATTTTCATATTAGTGTACCGTACATATTTTAGTTTTAAGTTGCCAAGCTTCTGTTGACTGTGTGCATAGTTCACTTATCGCTATGTCAATCATTTCTTGTACTGTTTCGTTTGGAACCATAACTATAATATCCTCTTCTGGTTTGTATTTAGCTTTGAGTAAATGTCCCATAAGATATTCAGTCCAGCTAACAGCTTCTGAGTGATGGTCTTTATTAAAGTCATCATTAAAAATCATTAGCTACTTCCGATTGTGTTTCAGTTAAACATCCAGTAGCTAAATCATAATGTAAACTACAAGCATGTCCTGTTTCACCACTAAATCTATTTTTTAAAATATTTATTTTAGATATATTATCTGAAGATTGTAAGTCTCTTGATAAAGATATAATCATATCAGATAGCTGTCCAATAGATGCAGAGCCTCTTAAACTATTCATAGATACTTGCACTCCATCTTCATATCCTTTGTTACCTTCAGGTCTTTTTAAATGTGATACAAGTATTAAACCAATACCAGTCTCTTCTACTAATGCTCTTAGTTTAGAGACAAAGTAATCAATAAGTTTTCTTTCATCATTCGTAGTCTCATCACCAATTGCAGATAGTGCCATGTGTAAATGGTCTAAGATAACGAAGTCAACTCCACATCCTTTTGCAAAGTATCTTATTTTGTTTAATAAATTATCAGCAGCGGTTGAACCAAAGTGATTGTATAAATAAAACTTACCGTTACCAACTGTAGTTTTAAATACTTCTTGTAGCTCTTTATCTTCAACGCCTTCTCTAGTTAAGTGCAATGGTTTCTTTAACTCAACACCCATGATGCCAAGTGCACTTCGTTTATTAGTTTCTTCTAATGCAATGTAACCTACAGTATAATCTTTTTTTAATAAATGTAATGCTACATGTCTGCAAAAACTAGATTTACCTACACCACTACCAGCAGTGATAGTAACTAACTCACTCTTTCTTAGTCCATGTGTTTTTTTATTAAGACAATCAAAAGGATACTCTACACTAATTGTTTTGTCTTCTTTTTGTATCTCATCCCACAAGTCTGCTCCAAGTATGATACCATCAGGCCTGTAAGCTTTGCTTGACCAGATACAATCTGTAAGTTCTTTTGCTTTGTTTTGTAATAACATTTCGTTAGCATCTTTTAATGGTAACGTACATATCTTTGCTTTGTTAGGTGACAATAATTTTGCACACTCAACAGCAGCTTTCTGTCCGTGCTCATCTTGGTCAAACATAAACACAACAGACTCAAAACCTTCAAGCCATTCTAATTCTTTTTGAATATCTTTTTTTGCTCCTTGTGCGCCTGACTTAATACTTACTACTGGAAATTTATTTTGATTTATTTTTGAGACTGACAAACAATCTATCTCACCTTCAGTTATAATAACCATCTTACCTTTGTCACGCCATAGATGTTGACCAAACAAACCTGATTGTTTTGCATCACCTAGCCATTGAAAAGTTTTATCTGGATACCTTAATTTTTGTGCTACTAATTGTTTATCTTTGTTGTAGTAGTTTGCTATTTGACATGGTCTGCCAAACCAACTACCAGTTTGATAATTAAATTTTTGTACTGTATTTAAATCTATATTTCTTTTTGATAATTCTTTTACTTCACCTGATATAAATTCAGCATTACCTTCTGTATTTGTTTGTTGTTGTTTCAAATCTTCTGCTCCTTTTGTTAGTGTGTTACATGAAAAACAATATGTGTGTCCATCATCATAAACTGAGTTTGCATCACTAGAACCACAACTATCGCAGTGTGTGTGATATAAAAAGTTACTGTCATTTTCTTGCATAAATTTTTTTCCTAAAATATTTTGGTTTCACTCTGGGCTGTTACACCCAGAGCTTAACAAACAAACTAACTCAGCAATTCTTTAACATTGAAATGCGGAGCTTTGGAGCTAGTCACATCTCTGTGACCAACAACTTCAACATCTTCGTAACTGTCCTTTAAAACATCTATAAGTTTTACTAAACTCTCATATTGTTTAAAAGTAAAATTACAATCATGTTGTCCATCAGGTGTCAATCCACCAATTAAACACACACCGATAGAATTTTTGTTAGACAACTGAGCACTTGTATCTATATGTGCACCAGCTATCTGAATATCTCTGCCATCTTGGACTTGTCCATCTCTAGTTATAATTTTATGGAACGCACAAGAAAATAATCCTTCTTTTCTATGCTGTAATTCTAAATCTTTAACTTGAATATTTTGTTTAGGGTGTGTGTCCGAAGAATGTATGACAATATATTTAGTTTCTTTTCTTACGTTACTCATTGTAACCACTCCTTTGGAATATGTTTATCAGCATATTTAAAACCATACTTCTCACACCACATTGCATAAGTTGTTTTTGATTTCTTTGTAATTCTACTTCTTGAATTACTAAATACAAATCTAATATCTAATTCTGGATGTTGTTCTTTTACAAGTCTCATCTTCTGTCTATCTTGTGTAGTAAACAATCCTTTAGTTTCTATATAAATATTTTGTTTAGGCAAATAAAAATCAGGTGTGTATGTATGAGCCTTCTGAGGCTTAACATATTTAAGTTTAGTCTTTTCAAACTCATACAATACACTACTGTTTCTTAGTTCTGTAGCAATTTGTTCTTCAAGTCCAGAACGAAAGCCATATTTAAATCCAACTTCCTTAGAAGTCAGACGCTTCGTTTTCTTGAGACGTTGTTGCCACATCTTCTACTACGCTTTCTGGTGCTACATAGCCACCATCTACTTTACCAAAGCCGTAACCAGACGCATTGTCTGCTCCGCCTTCAACAAGTTCAGTAACTTGCACAGCTCTTAATCTAAGAGACACACCAGCACCTGCCATTGCGGTAAACCAATGTACTAGTTCCGCACTGACTTTCATTTTACTACCCGACCAAACATTAACATCAGTCATAGGTTTTCCAGAACTATCAAAGATAGCTACCTTAAAAGGTATTACTTTACCGTCTGCTGAAATTATTTGTGCCTTACGTTTAAACTTAAACTCAACGTTACCAGTCTCTGCACCAGTGTCATCAGTTTCAAGTTCGTACGGTGGGTTTGAGAGCTTAACAGCTTTCTTATTCTTTTCTTTAGCTATCTCAGCACTCTTTTTCATCTCAGCATCAATTTGTTGAATTAATGGCTGAGCTTGTTCTGCACTAACGACAAGATTAACTTTAAAATGTCCATCTTTGTCAAACTTAGTATCAGGTTTTGTAAGCCATGCGTATTTAGATACACCTTCTGGACTTACAATTTTGACGTAATTGTTCTTCGCCATTTTATCTACTCCTTAGTTTTTCTATTCTACTATGGGTACTTAACTCCATTAAGCAAAAAAGAACTCACTGTCCCTAAGTTGGTTAATGTCTAAATCACCCTTGTTAGGGACTTCTGGTAATTTAGCATGAAGTTCAACAGGTAGTTGTTTCATTACATCATTTCTAAACTCTGATAAAATATCATGTTCAGTAAACATTGTAATAAATGCCTGTCTTAACGACTGGTTTAAAACTTCCACATCACCAGCCGTAGTACCAAAACTGTCATGCACATTGCAAAAGTTTTTGATACCATTTTTATGTGCTATGTTAACAGTCTTCATCATTGCTGCGCTGTCAACACTATGCACAAGATTAGGTGCAACACCGTTACCCATTCTTAACTTATCTGTTAAGTCTGTCTCAGTGTTTATTCTAGGTTTAATCACCTCACCCATTAACATTGCCTTAACCCTTTTTGATTTCATTTCAGGATAAGACTGATAAACAGGAAAGCCAACAGGTGTAACCCAGTGTACAGGTAATTGTTCTCTAGCCACTACTCTTGCAATGGTTTGTAAATAGTCCATTCCAATTCTAGCAGACTTAAGATTGTCACCAATACTTTCCCAGATAACACCAGCAAGATAACTTGCAGGCCTAAAAAGGTCATCTGTAAATGGATGGTTTTCACCTTTGTCTTTTCGTTTAGTTAAATCTTCAATCACAAAGTCTGTACATGAGTATCTTGTTGAACCATAACAAATAGTCATAATACTACGTTTTGTTGTTGAACGTTTAATACCATAATCAAGCCACAACTGAGCATACGGTTTATTCTCTGCTGCATCAACTTTTAGTTTTTCAATAACTGCATCAGCAACTAATTGATAGATGTCTTGTGGTTTATCTGTAGGTAATAAATTAACTAGCTTACCAGCTTTGCTGTCTCTTAACATCAATGAGTAAACTTGTAGTCCATTACATGAACCATCAACACTCACTGGAATATGAGACACAAATCCATAGCCTTCTTTTTTAAACTTACTCCACTCATCACAAAAAGCTAAGAACTGATATGCATTTGATGCATCTTCCCATTTTCTATTATTCATTGGGTCTTCAGCACATTTTAATATCCAGTCTTCATTTTTGTTTACCCATTCAACACGCTCTTGCAAAGATATTTTATCTTCACCAAACATGTTGGCTCCATGAATAGCAAGCCAATAATCACCTTTGTTTTCTTTTGTGATTTCTTTACCATGTGCAAACGACAATAAAGCTTTAGCACCTGTAATACTTTGATAGTTTAAAAAGGCTGGTACACAATATGCTCTTCCTCTAAAATCTAATTGCAGTGGAAAGTATAATGTTGCATAGTCCTTAAACTTATCAGCAAGCCACATAATTTTAGCATAAAGTAATCTTTTAGAAAACATCCTAGCATTTTCAGTATGCACCATGACTGCTTTCTTCTTCCATTCTTTTCTGCTCGCAGAGTTTGTCTCAATGTCATGTGGTTTGTTTGGAATATCATAATTAACATTAGGCGGCATACCCCCTACAGCTAATCCTTTGTCCCAAGCCTCTTGCATAACATGTAAAATAAACTTATTAATTTTATATGGAGTGTTTTGCATTGTGTTAACTGCACTGTAAACCTCTGGCATGTCAAAATTCTCAAGTTCTTTTTTAAACAACTTGTTCTTTTGCTTTACCAAGTCCAGCTCAGGTAACTCTTTAGTCCAATACCCACCGCCTGTTACAGTTGACCACGCCTTTGGCGGCATCACTGTGGGTAGATACTCTGGGTTTAATAGTTCATTAAAACCATTTCTATTTTTAATCCACTCTCTGGTCTTCTCAGTTTGTTTTATGATTTTAGCTTTTTTATGTTTAACTGTTTCCGTTCCTATTTCAATTAAACCTGTTGCATAAATCATAAGTTCAACAAGTCTGATACCGACATGTAATTTAACAGGTGTAGTCCATTCTTCCCATTTCATTACTTCATCACGCTTAGCGCTTTCTCTTAGCTTCCTTCTTTTGTAGGTGTAATTAAAAGACCGTTTGTCTAAGTCTGCCTTTACTGTTTCGTAAAGTTCAGGATTTAAACTTTTAAAATTTCTTAATGAAATCTCAGTCTCTATTTTACCGCCAAGAGATATACACGTAGCAGTCAATGGTTTGTACTGCGTTATTGTATTGATAATGTGTTTACCAGTGATTAATGCTAATACTTCTGGTTCCACTTCAGCTAGTTTCATAAAAGCAATTGGTGGTTTACCAATAGTCTTTTTAGATGTCTCTTCAAGCCATTCACCAATAGCCATAGCTAAAGGCCTGATTGTGTTTGCAACCATAACTTTACCATAGCTGGTTACACTTTCCTCTTCTCTTTGGACATGTGATGTTAGTCTTTTATTAGTTCTATTTTTACCTAGCTCAGCCATTTCTTTTTCATGTGCTAGCTCATCACGGTAGGTAGGCATGCTTTCAATTAGTTTAGCCAATGTTAACTCCTTTGTATATAATTGGGTTAATGTTGTTAGTATCTACTATGGGTACCTTAGTCTGGTTCACGTACAGACACCATAAGTTCTTTTTCAAGATTAACTATGGGTGTATCTTCACCTTCAATAACACGTTCAATCAACGTAGCTGCTCTAAAAGCCACTTGATTAGGTGATAGCTCATCTGTAAATTGTTCAGGGTTAAATACTTTTTGTAAAAAACTTATTATCTCTTGCTTTTTATTTTTAGGCATTTTAGACATTAATTATTCTCCTTTGTTGCTATTATTAAACACAAATAAAAAATAACACCGCTAAGTCCTATGACTTTACATTCTAACGGCATTTGTAAGAATAGTTCTAGCATAAATCAATAACTCCTATATTAAGTTTAAAAGTCACCGTCAAGTCCTATGACTGTAACAGACTAGGCAGACAATAGCCCGCCTAGTTTCGCCTATTGAAGGCTCTTCAGTGTTACTCTTCCCTGCTATCAATCTCAATTTTAACTGAGACTTTGCCTTGTGCCCTATAACCTAAAGAGTCCGTACTATCCTCTAAGAACCTAGCTAAGTCTTTAGCTTTAACGCCATCTTTAAAGTTAAATTCATGGCTTGTGATAGTAAATGGCTTACCTTTGCGGTCATAGTCATTACTAAGTATTTTTACTTCTACATTGTCAAAGTACATATTTACTCCGTTCGTTGTTAGTTTGTTTTTATATTTTCAGAACCGCAGCTGGCGCAAATTTCAGTCATTCTCATTAAGTCTGCATAGCTGTAGTTTTTCTCTGGCTCTTCTTGAGCCTCTTTTAGTATGGTTCCTTCCATACTTTCACAGTCATAACATATCATAGTTACTCCGTTGTTTATTTGTTAGGTTGCTTTTTGCAACAGACTAGCAGCCCTGAGGCTGCCAGTTTCGCTCAATAAGAGCTCTTCAGTGTTGCTAGTGGCCTGCTTTAGTGTAACCAGCATTAAGCCTGTTACGCTCTGCAAGTCTATAGTCTCTAAATTCCTTCTCTTTTTTTTCTTTTAGAACTTCATAGACTGCAATAGTTGACCTGCGTTGGTTTTGCTCCATCTCTGCTAATTTAGCTTCAAACTCTTTAGCTGTAACCCTGTTTGAATGGTCACCGCCATCAATAGCATTTAAATGGGCGCCTGTAGTCGTTCCCCAGCTATTTTGCTGAACTACAAGGCCAGTCAATATGCTGCTAAAAGCTACGCAAGTGTTATAAGACATGTAAAAAGTTACATTCATATAATCAACGTAAATGGCTTGGTTGTTATTGCCTCTAGCATACTTCCAAACCTTTACAGGCTCATCAGTCACTTGAAGTCTTGGTGTTTGTTTATTTTGTCTATTCATGTTTGCTCCGTTTGTTAATAGTTTGTTTGTCATTGTGTGACATACAAAGGCGGCAAAAATATGTCGCCCTTGTTTCGACTATTAAAGTCTCTTCAGTGTCACTTATTGAGGAAAACACCCGCCCCGCTTTCTCATGTTTTCAAGCCAGATTTTCTCTTCCTCTTTTAGCTTCCTTTGGCTGGCCATCCTGCGTTGTCTCTGAGTTCTTTTTAACATCTCAGTTTGCCAGCTTTGTTTTCTATCGTAGTAAATACCCATTAGTCTATTTCTTGAATAAAAGGCTTTCCATTAATACAATAGTAAACAGCTAATTGACCCGCTTTTTTGCCATACTCAATCGCAAAGCTTTTAAACTGCGCTTTCTCAATAAGACTATTTGTAATAGCTACTTGATAGATAATAACAGCTTCGTCAAACACTTTACCGCTCTGTTTATCTTCCCAGCAGCCTACAGCATTGGAAATGGTACAGCCACCATAGTTCTTTACAAGTAGATTTTTTAAGTCTCTATGAGTGTCCAGCAAGTCTTTACCCTCATTGTCCTTAACAGGCAGTATTAACTTACACTCAATCATTTTTAAACTTCTTGTCTACTTTGGTTAATACTAAATAGCCTACGACATTCATAACTATTAGTATTGTTATTCCTAGAAATGTTGTCATTTTAACTCCATTTGTTATTTGTTTGTTTAATGCATTATGCATAAATAAATAATAAAAGCAATAGTTACGCATAAGAAATAATAACTTGTATTCAATAACTTATTTATTGTCTTTTTAAAAAAAACAGGCATTAACCTACTATAAGTCCTAAGTGACTACTTATAATAGATACAATAATAATTAATACTAAGAATATATTAATTACTATTAGTAACTTTAATATAAACCATAGTTTATTCATGTAGTAATCCCTTTAAGTTTAATCTTTAAGTATAAGACTAGGTAATAGGTATTAAGTAAGTATAACTTAGGTAGTAAGCTTATTACTATATACACATAGTTGAAGCTTTAGTATATCTAATATGGGAACCTTAGTGCATAGGTTGTATAATGTTAATGAGTATTAACTAAGAGTTTGGCTATGTGTTTGGCTATGTGTTAGGCCAAAGGTAAAAAAACAGACTAGCACACACTCACGCCAAAACAAAAAGCCTGCATTACCCCTGTATATGCCATGAGTTTTGCCTATATGCCTTCTTTTTTGTCCGTGTGCGGCCTATTTTTGGGGATGCCTACGGGGGAAACCGCACGGTCATATATCGATATACCATCTCATATTTTTCTACCAAATATTCCGACTAAGGTTCCCGTATGTGATATAACTAAGGTTAAACTATGTGTATATATCTTACTTGATATTCTTTATTAAGTCAGACAAATATACAGCTCTGCCTTCTGTCTGCTGTGCCCACTTACTATTTAACATCTCTTTAGAAGCCATTTGGTATTCACCATTGTTAATATGTTCTAATGTCTTCTTAAATCCAGACACTCCCTTAGCTCCCATTTGGTAAACCATTTCTGTAATGACTCCAAATGCTACTGGATGTACTTTATCAGCGTCTATGAGCTTCTCTGTGGCTCCTACAGCCTTATTTAAATCACTTTGAAATACTTTTTCCCATCCTTCTCTAGTAGTAGGTATTTCTTCTCCTGCTTGTATTCTATGACCATAACCACCTGTCTTAAAGTTTTCTACTACAGTTTTACCTTCTGTTGTATCATAAGATAAACTATAGGGTAATAGTCTATATCCTTCATGCTTTTTAATCCTGTTAGCAACATTCTGCATAAAAGGATATTTAGTATTTATATCCATCTGTCCTCTCTCGGAGTTCTACCAATAGCAGACTCCATAAATTGTTCTAATTCTTCGTTTAATAAGTCCTCTTTATGTTGATTATAAGACATAATTTGGTCTCTATCCATACGTTCTACCCAGTAGTTAGCAGCTATTGCTAGCGCATCTATCTGGTCATCATGCCTTAGAGCACCTTTATCCCTAGTTATTCTAGTCATTTGTCTAAATAACTGGTGGTCAGGCTCTAATTTAAAGTCTTCTTTAATAAGTAAATCATCAACAACTAGCCTATGTCCATTCATAATGGGTT